GAGTACTTAGCCCAAGCCGCCCGCCTGGTTGAGCGAGAACACGGTGCTCAGCGTCGCCGAGGTGCCGGCGATATAGCGCGAGGTGTTGCCGCCATCACCCACCGAGAAAGAGCCGGATGCCACGCTCAGGTTGCCGACTTTCACGTCAGCAATGCGCGCGCCATTCGGGATCTTTACCATCTGCACCACATCGCCCGCCGAGAAGGCCGCGCCAAGGGTGTATTCCGCATACACCCAATTCAAGCCCGCCAGCACAGCTTTGGCTTGCACATCGGACTGTGCGTAGGTCGAAGTCAGAGTAGCCATTGTCCACCCCTCCCTTAGCTATGCTTCACGGCGTACGTGGAAACCACGATGCTGCCGAAAGACTTGCTGTTGAAGATCGTCCGCTTGAGCCCGAAGATCGAGCCGGCCGCGACGCCCAGGGCGTTGCCGTAGTCGAAGAGTTCTTCTTTCCACGACATCTTGTTCTTGCCCGATTCCTGGCCGAACGCGATCGCCGCCGCCTGCGCGCCGCAGAATACCGCGCGGCGGGTGTTGGCCACTACGCTGGGGATGCGGTCCGATTGGTGCAGGATGGTGTTGTTGTACATGCCCAGCGCACCCGAGAAGATCGGGTTGTTGGACACTTTGCCGCCGGTCATGGCCGCTTTCTGGATATCGAGCCACTGGCCGGTATTAGTGTTCGTGCGCAGGTCGGTGACCTGATACGGGTGCAGAAACATCACGTAGTAGCCATCGGCGCCCACAGTGACCGGCCGCATCGGCATGCTGTCCGGGAAATCCGCGGAGCCTTTGCCGAACGTGGTGGCACGCTCGACGCATTTGTCGATGATCGACAGCGTGAAGGTGTCGGTGGAGCCGAGCGAGGCCTCAGTGCTCTGATTGTGATAAATCACGTGATCAGAATCGGGGGCAACGGTGGCGATGTTGCCGGTGTAGCGCGTGTCGGTAACCGCGGTATTGCCGGCCAGTTGGTTGAAGAACGCCGTGTCGAACCGGTCGGCCCACCAATCAGCCAAGCCATCGCGAGCCTCTTCGCGCACGCTGAACGGCACGCGCTGCTCGGACATCTTGCCTTCCGAACGCACCGCATGACGCAACTGGTTGATGGTCACGTCGTCGTAGTAGGTGGTCAGGGCTTCTTCGTTGCCTTCCAGGGTTGCATCGCCCTGAATACCGGCGCCCTTGAGCTGAACGCGCAGGCCAACGCGAATGCGATCGCCGGCCGCTTTGTTCAGTTCGGATTTGATCTGGCAGATGGCGCCGGAACCGGAGCCCATGAATTGCATGGCCTGCGTCTTTTTCAACGCCTCGACCAGCAGGTCTTTCGACCAGTGTTTTACCGCTAAGGGGTGGTTCACCCCGTAATTAGTGTCGGCCATCGCCACACCTCCAAAGGAATACGCTGAATCACGTTTTCGTCCCGATCTCGCTGGAACGCGCGAAACAGCCTTTGAGGGTGTGGCTGACACCTGCCGATTAACGCCCGGCGGGCGAAACGCTATGCGGTGGCGACCCTACTGCGATCTACTTGGCCCGCGGAAACATGGATTGCATCGCGGCTTCGAACTCATCGTTGTCGGCATCCAGGATATCTTTGACCTCGGCACCGCCCTGGCCACCCATGCTCTGGGCGCGCTCCCGTTTGGCTGCCAATTCCAGTTTTTCCTGGTCCGACTGCCCCTGCGCTTGCTGCTGCGCCTGAGCATCTGCGTTAGATTCTGGATTGAAACCGAGGCGCAATGCAACATTGAAGGCCATTTCTGCCGGGTTCTTACCGTTCTGCAGGGCGAAGGCAGCCAATTGCAACTCCTGATTGCGCAGGGCCTGCATCGCGGCGGCTTGGGGAATGCCCAGTGCCTCAGCCTCAGCCATGCGCAGATTGCGAATATGGCCCAGGGCATCTATGTAACGCGGCTGCGTTTTAGCGAACTCAGCCTCGAACTCACTGGCTTTGCTCACGATTTGATTGATCTGCGCCTCCGCTTGGCGCTGCTGCTCAGTCTGTTGGTGCGACTGCTGAATCGGTTGCAGCACTTCATTGACGCGCTTTTCGGCCTGCGCGCGCTGCCAGTCCACATACCCTTTCGGGTCCTGCACATAGTCGGGCGGCTCATCGGCTTTCGGCGCCGGCTGCTCCCGCTTGGCCTGAGCTTCGCGGAGCGCGCGGATTTCTTGCTCCAGGCCGCCATACTTCCGGTTTTGCTCCTGCAATTCGGCCATTTGGCGCTTGAACTGGTTGCGCTCTTCGAGCAGCGTCGCTAACGGGACGGTTTTGTCTTTGTCGCCGCCGGCATCGGACTGCTGCTGTGGCTGCTTGCCGGCATCGTCTGCGCCATCCTTTTCGCCGCCTTGACCTTGCTCCGCAGATAATTCGTTGGGATCGGCGTCTTGGTTACCCGGGTCATCGCTTGCGCCTCCGGCCAGTTCATCGAGATTGAGTTCGTCGGACATGGTTCACGCTCCTGCCATTTTTGCCCCAGCATCCGCCGCGCTTTCTCGCGCCTTGGCCATATTGAGGACGGTTTTGGATTCGGTTTCTTTGACCTGTGCCGCGGTTTTCTGCGTCTCTGCCTGCAATTTCTGGAGGGCGAGCCCCGCCTGTTGTTGCTGCTCCGGCGACGGCCCTTTCTGCAACATCTTCGACCAAGCCTGCTGCAAATCTTCCGGCAGCGGGCTGTATTTGATGATATCCGGCGGGATCGGAATGCCGGTTTGCAGCAGCGTCGGCAGCATTTCGGTCAGAATGGCCCAGACGCGCTCTTTCATGTTCGGCGAGGTCGGCGCCTCATCGACGATGATGTCGTAGCGCATGCTCTCCGGATCGCGCAGCAGCGGCACATACTGCATGCCCTCTTGCCCGTTGATGCGGATCAGGCGGCCATCGGAAATATATTCGCGGATGTAGTAGGCGAGCTGGCGGCCATGCAGTTTGTAATACCGGCGCATTGAGTCGAACGCCCAAGCGATGATGGTGATGGCCGCCTGTTTGCGCTGGTGCTCGAGCACGCCGGGCTGCATCCGGTCGGCCATGCCCATCAGCTCCATCGAGAGCCCGGAAGTCTCGGGCAGCGCGCGCATGGCGAATTCCATCAGGCGGTCCATGCCCTGCGGATAGGAGGCCATGGGCTTTTCTTGAATTTTCGAGCCATTCACGCCGCTCAGCGCGCCCTGTTCGAGCCAGGTGATGGCATCGGGTCGCGCCCAGGTGCTCTCCGCGGCGCGCGGATCTTCGAAGGCACCCCGCTCCGCCATGATGCCGCCCTTGGCGTTGGCGTTGATGATGTGCAGGATTTGGGAGAAAAACTTATTTAGCCACAGTTGCGGGTCTTTCAGGGCGCGCGCGATGCCGTACCAGGTGTTGGTGTTGCGATCGCGCTTGCCGGTGATGCACTGGTAGGTGAAGCCCTCCTGATAGGGCGATTTCTCGTGCTCCAGCACTACGGAACCGGCCAGAAAAGCCCGGTAATAGCAGCGCTCCTGCCGGCGGCGCACCTGATAGGGCAATCCGTTCTGATCGAGCCAGCCGCGCACCCGCTTGGCCTGGGCAGGCGTGAATTCCTTCATGCCCGACTGCGAGTGAATCTCGATTTTTGTTTCCAGCACCCAGTATTGGTACTCGGTGACGGTGTAGCTGCGCTGGAATCCGGTTTTGGTGTCATTGCGCTCGTAGACAAGGTCTGGGTCGTTCAGATGGTTGCCGGTTGAGACATCATCGGGCTCGACGCCCAGATTATCGGTGCCGAGTTCATCGGCCTTATCCGGCCAGCGCTCCTCGATTTCCTCACGCGATTTCGTACAGACACGCGCTAAGCGGCGGGCATCGACCAGATTGCGTTTGCGCGCGCGGCGATCCCAATACATCTCGAGCGGATCGCGCCGGCCGAAATCAATCATGCCGTCCGGGTCCATATCCATTTCGACTGAGGTCTCGACCCACCCCATGCCGCAGACGATGGTGTCGTAGAAAGCTTCGCTCTCCTCGTCCTCGGCATCGCCTTCCTGGCGCGCCCAGTCCGCGGCGCCGGTCATCAGCTCGTTGACCTTGGCATCGCCCATTTGCCGCGGCAGGTATTTCACCTGCTGGCGGTTATTGATCTGGAGACCCTGCACTGCGTCGATGTATTTGCCGGCGACGTTGAACGCAGCGAGCGGCCGCAGCTGCTCTTTCATCTGCGCCTTGGTGACTTCATCCCACTGGTGGCCGGCAACCAGGTCATACAGCTCGCGCGCCTCGACCCGCCAATCGTCATGCGCCTCCTCGCTATCGCGCAGGAAGCGTTTGACCTCGGCAATCAGGTCTTCGTCGGACTTTTTGGAGTAGTTCACGCTGCTAGCCAACTGTTGCCTCCGCCGGATTTCTTGTAGCGATCCTTGGTTTCCTCGATCAGCTTGGGCCAGATGACATCGAGGTCGAAAATACGACTCGCCGCGTCTAACTGGTCCTTATAGGTGCTCACCGGGAATGCCATGTACTCGTCGTTGATAAAGGTTTCGATCAATTCGACTTGCCGCCCATCATTCGCAGCGTAGTCCAGACGGATCGGTAAATAAACACGTCCCGCCGCGAAGGGTGGGATCAGGCGTTTGATGCGGTCCTCTTTCGAAAGCTGTCCGGCGACCTCGGTGATCTCGAAGCGGTAGTTCTCCTCCTCCATCTTGCCCTGAATGTGCTCGATATCGGCCTGCAAACCATAGCGCTCGTAGCCCACGGCCTTCGGCTGCCATTTGCGGTGCAGGTAGAACAGCATTTTCTGGCGCTCATGAAGGCCCAGCCGGTCGCGGATAATGTCGAGGCAGTAGAAGTTCTTGTCGGCGCCGAGACCCCACACCCACATGCAGGTGTAGTCCGAATCCTTTTTCTTGGAGTGCGCGGGGTCCACCAGGATGTACTTGTTCATGCCGGCGCCGGAGCGATTCGAGAAATATTTCAGCCATTCGCGCTTGAAGCCTTGTGATTCGTCGGCCTTCGGGTCCTGGAAAAGCTGGCACGCCGCGGTGTAGGGCCCCTGATCGCGAATCTTCTCGGCCAGCACCTCACGATTCCACAGCACGGGCTCGCCGGTGAATTTGCCGTCGGCGGTGGCCGGGTAAATGCGCGGCTTGGCGGTGCCTCGCTCCAATACGGTTTTGTAGGTGTCGTTGAAGTGGTAGCGCGTGCCGATGAACCGACGCACGAATGCCGCGGTGTTGCCCAGGTTGTAGCTCAGTGCCAGCGCGTCGGTGGTCTTTTTGATCTGCTCGGGGCTGGTGACACTTTCCTTCGTCACCACGTCATCGTAAATCAGGTGCGTGAAGTGCTTCGAGGTCGGCTGACCGTCGACCAGGCCCCAGGCTTCGACCGTCGATTCCTTCGGGTTGGATTTGCGCTTGACCACAATGCCGGCGTCGAGAGACCAGCGCTGCGCCTCGGCTTCCGGTTTGCGATAGAGCACGTCATCGAAGTTTTCGAGCAGCACTTCATTCGTGCTCAGCTCGTAAGAGATCTGACCGAGAAAGGCTTTGGCGATGGGGCGCGTATGGCTGAAAATGCCGACCGTGCATTCATAGGGGTCAACGGGATCATCGCCGTGCGAGCGCAGAATGTCCTGGATGGTTTTGCCGAAGGTGATGATCAGGCTTTTGCCGTGTTCGCGGGACCATAGATCGATAAAGCCATTCGGGTTCTCCTGCACCTCGCAGCAGCGCTTGTAGTACCAGCCGCGCTCATCATCCATGAAGTCCAGGCGGGAGACATAGCGCAGCAGGAAGAAGAGATCAGTGCGACACAGGTGTCGTATCTTTGGCCGGCGCTCCTGATCCGACAAGCTCTTCAATCCATCGAGTAGTATCGGATACGCCTTCAACTCGATGCTCATGATTGTGTTTTACCTGGCCTCTGAATTCCTGTGTATCAACCCATCGACCACTGACGCGCTGGCGGTTCTTGAGCCAGAAAATACAGGCGGTGGTGTCGGGCGGATAATGCTTGGTGATTTTGGTAACGGTGATATCGCCTTTGTAGTTGCTGACATGCACATCGGGGTGGGAATAGCCCCTGGCGCGATGGAATAGGCTTTCGGCAATGACGGCATCCGCTTCTGTTTTGCCGCGGAGCAACGCTTCGCCAAACTCCGGGTGCACCTTTTTCCATTTCTCGATGGTTGAGGTCGACAGCTCGAAAAAATCAGCGATTTGATCGTCAGTTGCGCCGAGCAAACACAGCTTATACGCCTGCTCGCACATTTCTGGCTTGTACGCCGAAGCCCTACTCATTTCACAACCTCTCCGCCCATCGATTCCAATCTACCCACCCATCAATCACGCCGGCCTTGCTGATCGGCGCCTTGCCGTTGGTCTTGCCGGCCTCGATCACCTCGATCTTGCCGCCCCGGGCCAGGAACTCATCCATTTCACGCTGTATCCGCTCGCGGTCTGCGACATGCGTATCAGCCTGGCCCCTCATCGCGGATAGTCTCACCCCGCAGTTTCGATCGTAGGCTGAGCGGTTGCCCGTGGGAATAGCTCAATGCGCAGCGCAGCGGTTCCGGTGGCCTCGAACAGCGCATAGCGCAGGCGGTAGTACGCGCAGTAGCAGGTCTTGCAGCGGGAGTGCAGGTATTTGCCGCGGCGGTAGAACTCGGAGTCGTCTTTGGTTTCGTGGCAGTGGGAGCAAGTTTTCATTTGCGATAATCCCATCGGCCTTTACCATCGCGCACGTCGATATGGGTGAAGGTGTTGTAGCGCCCTACCCCATAGATATTTGGATAGGTCGCATCGAAATAATCTGCGACCAGGTCTGGTGCCCAGCCAGTGACGCGAATGTCCGCAGCTTTACCGCGCAAATGCTGGCTATTGCGGGCGCTGTCGGCCAACGTCGCATTGTGCTTCGCGCATCGGCAACCGCTGTCGATAATGATTGCTGCGCCAAAATGTGCGCGTGCCGATTCGAGCACGGCAATAAGCTCTGCATCCACCGTATTGAAGCCGCAGCCACAAGGGCATGCAAACTCAGATCTCGAAAAGTGTTGGCTCAGCATGATGCCTCCGATTGAAGTATTGCCGCTCTGTCGCCACCGGCGCGGCTACCGGCGTCTAAGGCTGGTGAAACCCTGGCTTGCCGTTTACCCATGGATGCGCTTTTCATGCGTGTGCAACCGCAATGAGGGCCTGAGATTACAGCCAGCAAACAGTC